TGATGGAAGAGGGTAACTTCGAGAAGGTTGAGAAGACAATTGATGTTTGGTATGAAGGGGTTATGGTTATGGGAACTAACATACTTCTTAAGAGGGAGCTTGCGGAGAATATGGTTAGACCTAAGTCAGCAAGCCAACACGCTATACCTAACTATGTGGCTGTAGCTCCGAGAATGTATAAGGGAGTTATTGAATCGTTAGTTAGAAGAATGATTCCTTTCGCTGACCTAATACAGATAACTCATTTAAAGTTGCAACAGGTTATATCCAAGGTTGTACCTGATGGGGTGTTTATAGATGCTGACGGATTAAATGAGGTAGATTTAGGTACAGGTAACGCATATAACCCTGAGGACGCACTAAGGTTGTACTTCCAAACAGGTAGTGTGATTGGTAGGAGCTATACGCAGGATGGTGATTATAATCAGGGTAAAGTCCCTATAACACAGTTAACATCAAATTCAGGCGCTAGCAAGACTCAAATGTTAATCGGTAACTACAACCATTACTTAGGGATGATTCGCGCTGTAACAGGCTTAAATGAAGCGAGAGACGGTTCTACACCTGACCCTAACTCTTTGGTTGGTGTTCAGAAGCTAGCTGCTTTAAATTCTAACACAGCTACAAGACATATACTTGACGCTAGTTTATACATATATAGGTCACTAGCTGAAGCTCTAACCTATAGAGTGTCTGATATATTAGAGTACGCAGACTTTAAGGATGAGTTCGCAAATCAGATTGGTAAGTATAATGTAGCTATCCTTAACGAGATTGATGATTTATATATATATGACTTCGGAATATTTATAGAGGTCTCACCTGATGAAGAAGAGAAGGCTAAGTTGGAGGAGAATATTCAAATGGCTCTATCTAAAGGTGATATAAATCTAGAGGATGCAATTGATATTAGAGAGCTTAGGAATCTTAAGCTTGCCAACCAATTACTTAAGGTTAAGAGAATTAAAAAACAAGAGCGTGATGAGAGGATGGCTATGCAGCAACAATCAATTACGGCGCAGCAACAGATTAAGTCTCAGCAATTAGCAGCTCAAACAGCCATGCAAAAGATTCAGGCAGAGTCTCAGGCGAAGATGCAGATTAAGCAGGCAGAGATAGCCTTCGAGATTGAGAAGATGAACAACGAGGCTCAACTTAAATCTATGCTAATGGATAAGGAGTTTGATTTCAATATGAGACTTAGAGGTATATCTGAGGATGCTCTTCAGAATAGGGAGAATCAAAGGGAGAGTGCTAAGTCAGCTCGTATTAGTCAGCAGAACACAGAACAGAGTAAGTTAATAAGTCAGCGCAAAAACAATCTACCTCCTCAGAACTTTGAGTCTAACGAGGATAGCTTAGATGGGTTTGACTTATCAGAGTTCTCACCTAGATAGTTCGTCTAAAATATAAATAAATTTTGTTTAACTTTGCATAAAATCAAATCAAATGGATATTAAAGTAAGAGCATTAGACGCTGAGGAGCAAAAATCCACAGCGCAAGTTGAAGAAGAGTTACTTCAGAAGCATGAAGAAAGTCTTGAAGAGAGTACAGCTAACGATGACGGAGTGGAAGCAGGCACTGAGAGTGCCACCCCCGTACAAGAACAAGAAGAAGTACAGCCGCAAGAAGAAACACAGGGGCTAACTGAAGAACAAGTTCTTTCACATATTAAAGAAAGGTACGGTAAGGAGATTACATCAGTTGACGAGTTATTTGCAGAGCGAGAAGCTCAAGAAGAACTACCTGAAGATGTTGCTGCTTACTTTAAGTATAAAAAAGAAACAGGGCGAGGCATCGGTGACTACGTTAAATTACAGCGTGACTTTGATGAGGTAAACCCTGATACTTTGCTAAGAGATTATCTTAAGGCTACGGAAACAGCTCTAGACGATGACGACATTGAGTCTTTATTGGAAGAGTATTCCTACGATGAGGAGTTAGACGATGAGTCTAACATTAAGAAAATCAAGGTAGCAAAGAAAAAAGCTATTGCTAAAGCTAAGGATTACTTTGTAGAGCAGCAGGAGAAGTATAAGCAACCACTTGAGTCAAGACAGGAAGCTATCTCTGAAGGCGATAAGGAGCAGTACGAGGCATATAAGCAGTACGTGAATGAGGCGGCAACGCATCAAGAAGAGACTAAAAGAAAGTCTGAGTGGTTTACACAAAAGACTGACGAGGTTTTTAACAATGAGTTCAAAGGTTTTGAGTTCAAGATTGGAGATAACCAACTCACATTTAGTGCAGGTAGTGCAGAGGAAATTAAGAATGCTCAGCTAAACCCAATGAACTTTGTTAACAAGTACTTGGATGATAATGGGCTTATGAGTGATGCTGCAGGATACCATAGAGCGTTGGCGGTTGCAATGAATCCTGAGAAATTTGCTCAGTTCTTTTACGAACAGGGTAAAGCAAATGCGACAGAGGATGTTATGAGGAAGACAAAGAATATTAATATGACAACTCGTAATGCCCCTGCTTCAACTGTAAAGTCAGGAACACAAGTTAAATCTTTAAGTAGTGACTCAGGTCGTGGTTTAAAGATTAGAAGTATTAAAAGAAAATAATTTTTAAAAAAGAAAAAAATGGCAGGTTCAGTACAGAGCGCTCCGGGCTATAATTTACAGCCGAGTGCAGAACAGGTTGCTCTAAGTAGCAACTATATTACAGACTTTAACTTCTTAAATCAGTATCTACCTGATACTTATGAGAAGGAGTTTGAGCGTTACGGTAACCGTACCGTAGCATCTTTCCTACGTTTAGTAGGTGCAGAGATGCCTTCTAACTCAGACCTTATCAAATGGGCTGAGCAAGGGAGACTACACACTAAGTACACAAACGTAACTAGTGCTGCGGTTACAGGTGTGACTACTACAACTTTCACGGTTAATGATACATTAACTCCGGGTTCAGGTTCAATCGCTATTCGTGTAGGGCAGACAGTTATGTTTACTAACAACGCGGGAGGTCAATCCTTTAAAGCGGTTGTTACAGATGTATCTACATCTGCAGGTACTTTTGACGTAGCTTTCTACGACGCAACAATTACAATTGCAACATCACAGGTGTTTACTTGTTTTGTTTACGGTTCTGAGTTCAAGAAAGGTAGTGCAGGAATGGTAGGTTCTTTAGAGTCTGATGACGTATTCTTCGATAATAAGCCAATCATCCTTAAAGATAAGTATGCAGTATCAGGTTCTGATATGGCTCAAATCGGATGGGTTGAGGTTACTACAGAGAACGGTGCTACAGGATACCTTTGGTACTTGAAGTCTGAGCACGAGACTCGTCTTCGTTTTGACGACTACCTAGAAACAGCAATGTTGGAAGCAGTTCCTGCAGCAGCTACCTCAGGTGCAGCAGTTGAGTTAGGAAATGCAACAGGAACTTCAGGTGCAGGTTCTGAGGGTGTATTCTACGCGGTAGAGAACAGAGGTAACGTATGGTCAGGCGGTAACCCTAACGTATTGGGTGACTTTGACGCTGTTATCCAACGTCTTGACAAGCAAGGTTCTATTGAGGAGAACGTAATCTTTGTTGACCGTCAGTTCGGATTCGACATTGATGACATGTTAGCTGCTCAGAACTCTTACGGTGCAGGTGGTACGTCTTACGGACTATTTGACAATGACGAAGAGATGGCTCTTAACTTAGGATTCACAGGATTCCGAAGAGGTTATGACTTCTACAAGTCTGATTGGAAATACTTGAATGACCCAACTATGCGTGGTGGTTTACCATCAGGAGCAGGTTCAGGAAAAATTAACGGATTGTTAGTTCCTGCAGGTTCAACTTCAGTGTATGACCAAATCTTAGGTAAGAACGCTAAGCGTCCTTTCTTACATGTACGTTACCGTGCTTCACAAACTGAAGACCGACGTTACAAGACTTGGATTACAGGTTCAGCAGGTGGCGCAGCTACTTCTAGCTTGGATGCAATGGAGGTTAACTTCTTGTCTGAGAGAGCTGTATGTACCTTAGGTGCAAACAACTTCTTCTTATTCCAAGAGTAGTATATTAAAAAGGGAGTCCGTTATAACGGACTCTCTTTTACTTTTTTAAATTCTAATTAAATTCAAATGAAAAAAACAGTAGAGTACGTAGACAAGCAGTATAAATTATTGGGTAGCAGTGTACCGTTATCATTTATGCTCGCATCAAGAAACACAAGAAGATTTCCATTGCTATGGTTTGATGAGGAGAAAGGCGAGAATAGAGCCCTTCGATACGCAAGAAACCAAAAGAGTCCGTTTGAGGATGAGCAGGATGGGAATGCAATATTAGAGCCTATCATATTCGATGACGGCTTTCTTACAGTTCCAAAAACAAATCAGGTATTACAGAAGTTCTTAGAGATACACCCATCTAATGGTGTTAAGTATGCTGCTATTGACAAAGCTAAAGAGGCTAAGGAGATAGTAGAAGACCTTAACGTAGAGGTTGATGCATTGATTGCAGCTCGTGAGCTTTCAATTGAGCAGATAGAGGCGGTAACTCGTGTAGCGTTTGGTACAGACCCAAGCAATATCACATCGTCTGAGCTTAGAAGAGATATTCTTTTATTTGCCAAGCAGGACCCGCACGCATTCTTAGCGGTTGTAGGAGACGCTTCGCTTCAGATTGACTCTAAGGTTCAGTCGTTCTTTGATAAGAGCGTGTTGACGTTTAGAAACAATAAGAAGGAGGTATTCTTTAATACGCCAAGCAATAAGAAGCGTATGCTAACAATACCTTTCGGTGAAGACCCGTTGTATGTGGTGTCGTCATACTTACAGAGCGATGAGGGGCTTGATGTCCTTGAGTTCTTAGAGAAGGTCGCAGAGACCAAGTAGTAAAAGAGGAGGCAGAAATGCTTCCTTTTTTTTTGCTATCTTTGTTTCATTATTAATCATCTAATATTTTTTTTAACGATGGCAAAATTTTTAAAGTTTAGTTACTCGGGTCAGAGTTTTCTACTCCCTGCTGATGGCTTTATTATGGCTAAAAAAGTTACGGGTACAACAACAGACTTGCACTATATTTCTCCAAATGCGGAAGATAAAATAACTATCACGCATTCTACTCAGTCAGGTAACGAAATACCTGATTTTATCCAAAACGAAATTATTAACTTAGCTCAAACTAATTGGAGAAATGCTGTGGTAGATATTACATCATCATCTCCATTAACTTTAGAAGAGGCTGCAATATAAGAAAAATGAAAAAGTTTTTAAAAATATACGATGACTCGGAGTCAAGGTATGTAGCTATTAATGCAGACGAAGTTAGATTTATTGGAACTACAAGTGAACTTTTACAAATTTATTTCAATGCAAAAGAAACTGAGGGAGACCAAG